ATCGGATGGCCATATTCGACGTCGAAGTGTATAAGAACCTGTTTGTTATCTGTTGGAAGTTTCGTGGAGATGACAATATTGTCAGGATGATCAATCCAAAGCCCCATGAGGTAGAGGCGTTGTTCAAACTGAAACTCGTAGGATTCTACAATCGTAGATACGACAATCATATTCTCTACGCAGCGTCTATGGGCTACTCGACCGAGCAGTTGTTCGTGCTCAGCCAGAAGATGATTGTGGACGGAAACCAAAACGTTCGCTTTGCCCAGGCGTACAATCTCTCTTATGCCGATATTTGGGATTTCAGCTCCATCAAGCAAGGATTAAAGAAATTTGAGATAGACCTCGGGGTACACCATATGGAATTAGACATTCCCTGGGACGACCCTGTAGACGAAAAAGACTGGCCGAGAGTTGTTGAATACTGTTGCAACGATGTTCGAGCAACTGAGGCCGTGCTCGAAGATCGTAAAGCCGATTTCACAGCTCGTCAGATATTGGCTGAGCTTAGCGGACTTGCAATAAATGATCCGACGCAAAAGCATACTGCGAAGATCATATTCGGCGATGACAAGAATCCTCAGCGTCAATTCGTCTATACAGATCTTAGTAAGGAGTTTCCAGGCTATGTTTTCGACTCAGGAAAAAGCTCTTACCGTGGTGAAGACCCCGGCGAAGGCGGATACGTCCACTCAGAACCGGGCATATATGAGGATGTGGCTGTTCTTGACGTGGTTTCTATGCACCCGAGAAGCATTGCGATCCTGAACCTATTTGGCAAGTACACGCCTAAGTATAATGAACTGACTAAGGCTAGAGTAGCTATCAAGAATCAGGACTACGATGAAGCGCGCAAGATGCTGGACGGAAAACTTGAACCATTCCTGGTAGGGGCAGAGGAAGATAAGGTCGGAGAGAGACATGGGACAGAGCTGGCCTACGCTCTGAGAATCGCACTCGTCATCGTCTATGGCCTGACGTCGGCCAAATTCGATAACCCGTTCCGTGACATCCGAAACAAGGATAACATCGTCGCCAAGCGTGGCGCTCTCTTCATGATCGATCTGAAGAATGAGTTGGTCAAGCTGGGGCATAGGGTAGTTCACATCAAGACCGATTCAGTGAAGATTCCAAACGCAACTTCACAAGCTATCGTCGATGTTAAAACTATCGGATCCATGTATCAGTATGATTTCGAACATGAGACCACCTATGACAAGCTTTGTCTCGTTAATGACGCAGTTTATATTGCCAGAACAGGTAGCGACTGGACAGCTGTAGGGTCTCAATTCCAACATCCATACGTCTTCAAGACGTTGTTCTCCGGTGAAGAAATCACTTTTGACGATCTGTGCGAAGGCCGAAGTGTTATTCAAGGGACTATGTACCTTGATAAAGATGATCATGAGAAAGATGAAGCCCTTGTTTATCGCAATATGCGTCATCTTGGCCGTACTGGCCGCTTTGTACCTGTTATGGAAGGCGGGGGAACGCTCTACCGCGTCAAGGATGACAAGTACTATGCCGTGACAGGGACCAAAGGGTACAAGTGGATGGATGCGGAAGTTGCCAAGAATATTCCTGATCTGAAGATCGACATGTCATATTTCGATAAGCTGAAAACTGACGCTATTAAACAGATTGATCAATTTGGATCCTTCGAGGAGTTTGTAAAGTGAATAAGTGTCCTAAGTGTAAAGTTATTGGCGGTCTTATAAAGATCGGTCCTGGACGCTATCAGTGCCGGGCATGTGGACGAATTGTGAAAGGAAAATAGATGCCTCAAGATAATACCGTCATTATGGAAGGTGTCAGGATCATATTCCGAAACTTTGCGGGAAAGGAAGGACAGTATAATAGGGAAGGCGATCGTAACTTTGCTGTACTTCTCGATGACACAATCGCCAGCACAATGGCAGAAGATGGCTGGAACGTCAAGTGGCTCAAGCCCCGAGAAGAAGATGAGGAAGAATCCTCACAAGCGTATCTTCAAGTGTCAGTTAATTTTAAAGGACGCCCGCCGCGCATCGTGCTCATAACGTCCAGGGGACGGACCAACCTTGATGAGGGTCAGGTTGAGATGTTGGACTGGGCAGACATCAAGAACGTGGACTTGATTGTTCGTCCGTATGAGTGGGTTGTAAATCAGAAGAGCGGAATCAAGGCATACCTTCAGAGCATCTATGTGACGATTGAAGAGGATCCGCTTGAATTGAAGTACGCTCAGCTGGATCAGGCCTAGTATGGCACAAGTATCAATTACAAGAGAGCCCGATGATCCTATTGCCGATGTTCGTGTGTCCCTTGGCAGTCCTAGAGGGATGCGTGATTTCTACATTGTGTTTCGTGGCGATCCGGAAAAGGTAGTAGAACTTTTGGATAATGCAGCTAAGGTAGCAAGACATGCTCTTCCAGAGGGACTTTATACCGATAAACGCGGAAGACCTCAGGGATGATCGGTCTCGCCATTGTCATTGCCGTGATAGTTCTCTTGAGTGTCAGCTTCGGATACTACTTAGGAGCGACGCGTAATCGTAACGACTGAGATAAGGACTTTATGCACAGCTTTTCTGTCACGCAAAAATATGTCCGCAAACCTCTGTATGTAGATGCAGTTCAAGTGACTGAGTCAAACTTTTCCGACATCGCCAGATGGTGCTTTGGCGAAATAGGAAACATTGACGAGTCTCCGGTGGACAGGTCACTGCCCGTTCAGCCTAGTAAGCAGTATATTCATGTTAGGGTTCACAATCCTAAGAATTCGCGACAGACCAAGGCGTTTGTCGGGGATTGGATCCTGTACACTGAGCGGGGCTACAAGGTCTATACTACAAAAGCCTTTCAGGCTAATTTTGACCTTGTGGAGAACAGTATTGCTGCATAAAGTTAGGAGGTGGATTAATTTGGGAGAACCCAATTCGATTGTCGATATCAAGCAGTTCCTCTCCACTCCGGACAAGCCGGTGTCGACAGCTGAGTTTACCGAGTTTTGGAAGTCTCTGACGGAAGAGGAGAAAGAGGCGTTCAAGCGGGAAGAACTCCCTAAGTAGTGTAGTTTAATGCTTCTCCGAGAAATCCATAAATCATGAATGGACGAATTAGCGTCTCGGAGAATGTGGCCGTGACCTCCAGGTAAAGGGTGAGGGGTGTCAGTGAAAGCCGGATGTTCGCTAGGGTCATTAAATCTAGACCCCCGGATAGCTGATGGAGGAATACATAACCTACCTGCCACAACGTCTTGGCTCTGAGTGTGATCATCTTGTTTCTGCTGGAGATGATCTGCGACTGATTGGTCTCAAAGGGAGTGCTGTGGAAAGCAGCTCAGAGCCCCTTATTCCCCTAGCAAGGAGTTGATCCTATCACAACCCTATTGGCGGTCCTAGCGTTTGTAATGCCGGTGCCTGGTGTTCAGCATCATAAATATCACAGGCATCATCGCAAGCCTGTCGACAAACGCTTGGGGGTGGTAAGGCCGTATGACCAAAAACTTGATCGAATCGCGTACTGTGAAAGTACGAATCGATGGTATCTAGATACTGGTAACGGATTCTACGGTGGACTTCAGTTCACCCTGTCAACATGGTGGTCGGTAGGGGGTCGAGGATACCCGAATCACAATAGTATCCTTGAACAGAAATACAGAGCTGTACTTGTACACAAAAGACGAGGCTCATGGGCTGATTGGCCTGTGTGTGGGTACAGATAGTTTAAAAGATTCTCGAGTAGGGAAACCCGAGGAGTGACTTAGGTTTTCATCTGCCGCTCTGTGGCGGTCGTGCACGGCTCGAGATAGGGTGAGGTGTTCTAGATGGGTGTCCAATAGAGGGAATGAGCTCAGGAAGCTGAGTTTCGGAACCTAGAGTGGATCTTCTAGACACCTCACCCGCCGGTTATACTAGTCTTTTATTTTTTCGGAGGATGCAATGACTGATTTCGATTCAAGGCCTGATACCTATGCCCACATCGCTGTAGTTCGGGGTTACATATGTGAAGTGATAAACAATCTGTTGTATCGTGGCCATGATCACGATCTGTCAAAGCTTGAAGAACCAGAACTGTCAGTCTTCAATGAATACAGCCCAAAGCTACGTGACTCAACTTACGGCACCGAAGAGTATAAAGCTTTCCTTGATGGAATGGGCGAAGGTTTGATTCATCACTACATGGTCAATGACCATCACCCTGAGCATTTCGACGCTGGAATTCATGGTATGGATCTCATTCAGCTCATCGAGATGCTTGCTGACTGGAAAGCAGCAACTCTAAGACATAAGGATGGAAGTCTCAGACAATCTATTGCCATGAACATGGATCGTTTTGGTTACGGCACGGAGTTCTATACCCTCTTGATGAAAACGGCAGAGAATCTCGGATGGCTTGACTAGTGCCACGTGTGAAGTACATAAAGCCGAATGCGTTACAACCTATAAGCGATTGTCCTAAATGTGGGCTGAGAGGTGGTAGGATCTATTGTCGACGATGTCACGGACCCCGCCGGGGAATACGCTGGCGTTACAGCCCCATCAGCGAACTGCGCTCGGACAAATCAAAAATGGATCAATACTTTGGGGGGGCGTGGGTGTAGGGAAGACCAGAGTAGCGATTGCTTACTATCTGGAACATGAGACTCCGAAAAATATTATCGTTATCACGACGGCTAAGAAGCGGGATAGCTTGGACTGGGAACGTGAAGCTGCTGCCGGAGCAATCGGTGGCGAAGAGGACACTTACTATGGTGTTCTGACTGTCGACAGCTGGAACAACATCAATAAGTGGTCAGGGATGACGAACTGTTTCTTCATCTTCGACGAACAAAGGCTGGTAGGGAATGGCGCATGGGTCAAAGCGTTTCTTAAAATCGCACGTAACAATCATTGGATTATGCTTAGTGCGACGCCCGGAGACACCTGGCTCGATTACATACCTGTCTTCATTGCCAACGGTTTTTACAAGAATCGGACAGAGTTCAAACGAGAGCATGTCGTCTATACGCCTTATACCAATTTCCCGAAAGTTCAGCGATATCTTGGAGTCCAGAAGCTGAACAGGCTACGGAACCAGATCCTGGTCCACATGCCGTACATGAAGGAGACGATACGGCACGAGAAGATCATTTATGTGGAGTATGACGAGGTTCTTATGATGGAAGTTATCAAGTCCAGATGGAATCCGTTCGACAACAAACCCATTCGAGATATCGCCGAGCTGTTTATGGTAATGCGAAGGGTCGCCAATGAGAATGCAAGCCGTCTAGAGGCCGTTAAAGCCGTTCTAAGCGATCATCAGCGTCTAATCGTGTTCTACAACTTCAACTATGAGTTAGAGGCTCTACGGGGCTTAGAATCGTTTGGCTATACTGTGGCAGAGTGGAATGGTCACAAACATCAAGAGATTCCACACGCGGATTCGTGGGTTTATCTGGTTCAGTACATAGCTGGAAGCGAGGCATGGAGCTGTACGGCCACGGATGCCATGCTTTTCTACTCTTTGACGTACTCGTTCAAGCACTGGGAGCAGAGTCATGGGCGAATTGATCGCATGAATACTCCTTACACTCACCTTTGGTATTACGTATTGAAGTCCCGCAGTGTAGTCGATTCTGCCATTTGGAGGACGTTAAAGTCCAAAAAAAGCTTCAACGCCACCTATTTCGACGAAAAAGAGCTCTCTAAATGAGAATGAGTCTCATTTGCCAACGAAAACGAGCAAATTACTATCTCAGAGTCACGACTGTAATATATATAATAATAGACATTAAGTACGAGATATATAGAAAGTTTTGGGTCAAGTGTTTTCTTGGCAAAGCGTCTGTCGCAAGGCTCCGCGTTGCCCAAGGGCCGTTTAAAAGGATGAAATTATGCCTGAAGAATGGAAATCCATAAAGAATTTCGAGAATTACAGTGTGAGCAATTGGGGTCGTATACGATCTGAGAAATCCGGACGGCTCCTTACACTGTCTCAGAATCAATTTGATGTTGTCTATGTTGGACTGGTTCACGAGGGAATACAGTATCATCGATCTGTGCCTCTACTGGTGGCCAACGCATTCATCGAACGTAAATTTGAGCCCTATGATACACCCATCAATCTGAATGGAGACAGATTCAATAATCATGTGAACAATCTTGTGTGGCGTCCAAGGTGGTTTGCTATCAAATACAATCAGCAATTTAAGTTTCCGTATGAGTATCCGATTATCTATCCACTCGAGGACATAAAGACTGGAGAAGTAAGCCAGGATTCGTTTGATTGTGCGAAACGTTACGGTCTATTGGAGAACGATCTTGTTTTATCTGTATTGAATCGTACGTATGTTTGGCCAACTTATCAACAATTTCGAGTTCTGAGAGTTTAGACATTACCTAGTCTGTTTATCGTGAGGTATAATAGAAGGAGTGAAGACTCCGTTTTTCTTTTTATCTATTTTATCGTGAGGTGGATAGATGTGACAGAAAATCAGTATCAAGCGAAACTGATTAGAAGGCTTAGAGATAGATTTCCTGGGTGTATGATAATCAAGAATGATGGTGGTTATCTACAAGGCATTTGTGATCTTCTCATTCTCTACAAGGATAAATGGGGTTTCCTTGAAGTTAAACGTTCTGTGGATGCGGCCGAGCAAGTTAATCAGAGATACTATGTGAATCATTTGAATGAGATGTCATTTGCCGCGTTTATCTATCCTGAGAATGAAGAGGAGGTTTTGAGTGCGCTTCAACAAGCATTTGAACCTCCAAGGCGAACACGCCTTTCTAAGTCCAAGTCAGTACCATTGGGTGAACTACACACCTAATCGTTTAGCTGAGCGCTGGACCACAGCTCAAGCTGCAGCTTACGGTATAGCTCAACATCTGTATGCTCAAGGTGAAATCAATGCTGGTAGACTGTCGGATCACATTGGCACTCTAGGCCAATACATCAATGATTCGATTCGTTACAGAATGACTACCGAACAGATTCTGTTTTATTCTGAGAATTGCTTTGGTACGGCAGACGGAATTGCGTTTCGATACAATACACTCCGAATTTTTGACTTAAAGACTGGAGTCATAGCAGGTTCAGTTCATCAGCTTGAAGTCTATGCTGCACTGTTCTGTTTAGAGTATGACAAGGATCCATTTGCGATCAATATTGAATTACGTATTTATCAAGATAATGAGGTTGTGATTTTCGATGCTGATCCAGACGACATAATGTTCATCATGGAGAAGATTCAGGACTTCGATAAGCAGATCAACCAACTAAGACTAGAGGAGGAGTCGTGATCATTTCAGAATCTGATTACATCAAACATTACGGCACTCCTAGGCATTCTGGTCGTTACCCTTGGGGATCTGGAGGAGCCAGTACTACTCGTAATAGAAGCTTTCTTGATGCGACTGAGACAATGCGTAAGCAAGGCATGTCGGATACTGAGATTGCTCGTGGTATGGGTCTCACCACAACACAGTATCGGGCAAGACGAACTATTGCTCTTGCTGAGAAGAAGCAATCACAGGTCAATCAAGCCACGGCATTGAGAGAGAAGGGTCTTTCGAACGTTAAGATCGGTGAGCACATGGATCTTAACGAATCTTCTGTGCGTGCGCTTCTTGCTCCAGGCGCAAAAGACAAAGCTGATGTTCTTCATGCTACTGCTGATATGTTGAAGAAACAAGTAGATGGAAAGAGCTATATAGATATTGGCACACAGGTTGAAAGAGCTTTACCTCTATCCAACGATCCTAATGTTTCGATTGGTATCAGCAAGGACAAATTCAATACTGCTGTAGCCATGCTCCAAGAGCAGGGATACACAATTCATTATGTCAAGGTGCAACAACTTGGTACTGGTAATTTCACTACTATAAAGGTTTTGGCTAAGCCTGGTACTTCGTATTCTGAAGTCTTCCATAATCGTAGTGAGATAAAGCAGATCAATGACACGTACTCTGAAGATGGTGGCAGAACTTATCTTGGAATTCAACCCCCCATCTCTGTAAACGCAAGACGTGTTGGAATCAATTATGCTGAGAATGGTGGAAGTGAAGCTGATGGTGTCATCTATGTTCGTCCTGGTGTAAAAGATCTTTCGATCGGTAATTCCAATTATGCTCAAGTTCGTATCGCTGTTGATGGTACGCATTACTTGAAAGGTATGGCCGTTTACAAAGAAGGTCTTCCTGCTGGTACAGATCTTGTGTTCAATACTAACAAGAGTAGTACTGGACGCAAGAAAGATGCAATGAAGGAAATGGAAAAGGATGCATCAGGTAATGTTGATCCTGATAATCCTTTTGGCGCAATTGTTAGACAAGTTCATGGATCAGATGGCAAAGTGTCATCGGCAATGAACATCGTCAATGAAGAAGGTGACTGGGATACTTGGTCCAGAAACCTTCCTTCACAAATGTTGTCAAAGCAGAATCCAAGATTAGCCAAGTCGCAACTTGATCTTACGTATGAACGTCGTATCAATGAGTACAATAACATCAAGCGTTTGACGAACCCGACTGTTCGTAAAAAGCTTCTTGAGACTTTTGCTGATGAAACTGATTCTGCGGCAGTGCATCTCAAAGCTGCTGCTTTGCCTGGGCAAGCAACAAGAGTACTTCTGCCAGTTAAATCAATGAAGCCGCATGAGGTTTATGCGCCTTCGTTTAATAATGGAACTCGTGTAGCTTTAATTCGTTACCCTCATGGTGGTACGTTTGAGATTCCACAACTTACGGTGAACAATCGTAATAAGGAAGCTCAAAAATTATTAGGTAAACAAACTACCGACGCTATTGGTATTCATCACAGTGTTGCTCAGCATTTGTCTGGTGCTGATTTCGATGGTGATTATGTTACTCTAATTCCCAATAACAGGGCATCAGTTAAAAGTACTCCAGCTCTTGAAGGTCTTAAAGCCTTTGATACTAAGCATTCGTACCCACCGTATGAAGGAATGCGAACTATTGATGGTGGGATTATTAAACATGGCAAAGTTGATTATGAAGGGCGATCTCCAATTGCTTCTCGTAAACAACAAGAGATGGGCAGTGTTTCCAATCTGATTACTGATATGACCATTCATGGTGCTAAGGCTGACGAGCTTGCTCGTGCAGTTAGGCATTCAATGGTTGTTATCGATGCTGAGAAACATAACCTTGACTTCAAAGCATCAGAACGAAACAACGGCATTGCTCAGTTGAAAGAGAAGTATCAAGGCGGTAAGAGAGCTGGCGCATCTACTTTGATTTCAAAAGCGGGTGCTGCTCATTACATTGCGAAAAGGAAAGCTAGACCAGCGGCTCAAGGCGGCCCTATTGATAAAGCTACTGGAAAGAAAGCCTATGTTCCGACAGGTGAACTGGTTCCAGAAAGAAAGCTTAGAGTAAACCCCGCCACTGGGAAAAGGGAGTATGTAAGAACTGGCAACATGGTGCCCAAGATGGAGAAGCACGAACGTCTTGCTGTAACTGAAGATGCTCGTAAACTTGTTTCAGAACCATCAGGTACTCGAGTTGAGTTCATTTATGCGGATCATTCTAATAAGCTTAAGGGTTTGGCTAATAGTGCAAGAAAGGAAGCCGTTAATACAAAACCTATTGAAACTTCATCCTCCGCCAAGAAAACATACGCCCCTCATGTTGCATCTCTCGATGCGAAATTAAACCTGGCCTTGAAAAATGCGCCCCTCGAAAGACAAGCCCAGATCATTGCAAGTAAAGTAGTCTCCCAGAAACGCCAGGCTCACCCGAACATGGAAGCCGCCGATGTCAGGAAGATCAAGAACCAAGCGTTGGCTGAAGCAAGATTTAGAACAGACGCAAAGAAGACCGCTATCAAGCCAACACAGAGTGAGTGGGATGCTATTCAAGCAGGTGCAGTCAGCAATCATAAGCTAACTCAGATACTAAACAACGGTGATCTAGAGACAATCAAGAAGCTGGCTACACCAAAGACTCAACCTAAGATGACTACCACCAAGGCTACCAGAGCGAAGCTAATGCTTGACTCTGGCTACACTCAGGCTGAAGTGGCTAGTCAACTGGGTGTCTCAGTATCAACACTGAAGACTGCTATCAGTGAGATGTGATGACTGATACTAATCAACCAACAGAGTACATGCTAACTACTGTTGACAATCCATTCAATCCATTCACCAGGTTCGAAGAGTGGTTGAGTTACGATACTAAACTTGGTTATGATACTCCGGGTATGCTGGCTCGTATAACAAAAATTAGTAATGATTTGTCTGAGCCCGACCAGGCTCTAGCAGTACAGAGTGCGATTGATGAGATTGTAACCGAGAACGTCTCAGGAATGTGGCGAAAAGTTTCACAAAGTTCTTTCGAAAATTTTTAAACAAAAAATTTGCAACTCCAAAAGAAATTTATACAAGAGAGGTCGAATTCGATAGGGGCGGGGGGTCGAAAAAAGCACCCCCCCTATGCAT